TTATGTGTTTTGTTATACATATCAAGCAAATGTAGGACTTGCTTGTCTACGTTGGGTTTCTGCTAAAGCGTAAGGACCAGCTGATTGGAAGTTTGAGAATGTGTTTTGGATAACGATTGGTTGGGGTGAAGAAGGGGCTTTAATAGAATTAACGGGCCCCATAGCAACATCATTAGCTCTAAATAAATTAGTACCCGCTATTATAGTATCATTATTATTTAATGCAAAAGTTCCTTCAGGAGCTGAGATTACTCTTTTACCATAACCACTACCCCCTGGAGCCTGTAACATTAAATCATCTGCGGGAACAAATTTCTTATAAAGGGCTACTAAGGCGCCTGTAGCCGCTAGAGCTAGCCCAAGACCCACACCGGGTATTTTAGCTTGTCCCTTAAATATCTCTGCAATAGCACCTGCCATAGATTTAAGTGCGTTGATTTTTAAAATTTTACTCATTTTAGCTAAAGCAATTACCATTAAACCGATTTTACCAGGAAGAGTATTAAAGGCTTCAGCTAAAAACCCTACAATACTAGTTATTGGGGATAATATTGCCATCAAATCTACAAATACTAATTTAATATTTTCTACAGCTTTTGTGAATTTTTCCTGGTTAGAAAGTTTTTCTAGATCCTGGAGAGTTTGTTCATCACCAGTTCTTATAGCTTCTGCTTTTAGGGCTTCTAAATCAGCTTCTTTTAGTAAAATATCAGATAATTGATCGGAAGTCATACCAAGAGATTTTGCTAAAGCATCCTGTTGTAAAACATTCATTTTCATAAAATCCCCAAAATCCCCTACATTATTATTGATTTCTGAAGTTAGAGTTTCCATATCTCCAGATAAAGCAGCTGCTCTAGCTCTTTCAAGATTAAGTTGTTTACCTGTGAGTAATTCTGCTTCTAATTCGGCTTCTATAGAAGATTCAAAATCCAATAAACTTTTAGCAGCATCTTGTACATCACTAAGTTCCATACCTAAAGCTTTAGCTTTTGCTACAGCACGGGCAATAGATTCAGGATTAGCTCCCAAATTTGCTCTAAGCTGACCAGTAACTTTATTAGAATCTTCTAATACACTTTTAAGAGATATTCTAGTTCCGAATTCTTTATTAATTTCATTAACGGCCTTTTCCTGGGTTTTAAGAGATTCTTTTAAACCAACACCATTAATATTAGATAAAGTAGCAATATTGTTTAATGCTTCTTCAGTTAATATTTCGGCATCTAATATTTTAGCGGCAGTTTCTAGAGTTTTAATATCAAATTGTAGTGCTGTGCCTTTAGCTTTATTAAGGGCCTCGTTAGCTTTTGTTAGGGTTAAAGTATTTACCCGTAAATCACCTTTAAGGGTATTAGCAGCAAGAGATAATTGTGTTCTAAATTTAAAAGCCGAAATAGCTCCTGATTCCGTGTTTTTTTGAATTTCTGTAATTTGTTTATTTGCTTCAAATAGGGATTTAACAGCAATTAATGCTATTATTTTTCCTATATTTTTTGCGGCGGTTTCCAACCCAGCCGCTAAAGCTTCAGCACTAGTTTTGCCCTCTAAAAGTAATTTTTTAGTTACTTTTCTAGCTTCCTTAAAAGGCTCCGAAAAAGCCTTTAGACCCGGAATACTATCCATAAAAGTAGCCACCTTATCAAAACCCTGTACGTTTTCATTTAATTCAACAGCGATCTCCCTAGCTTTATCTATTTGATTTGTTAATTCTTTAGCGGCAGCAGCTCCATTAGCTAAACTTTGGGCTTGCTCCTGAGCTGCTTGTGCTTGGGCCGTTAAACTAGCTTGTAATTGTGTATTGCCTGCTATTCTTGCTTGGTTAGCTTGGTTTGTTAAGTCTCTAGCTTTTGCAAGGTATTCTTGAGATTGTCTTTCTAATCTTTCTTGTTTTATTTTTGTAAAATTTCTTTTTCGTTCAAGTTTTTCTAAAGTTTTAGTGTCTGTGGCCATATTAGCTATTGAAGCTTGTACGGAATGTGCTATATTAGCTAATTGGGTAAATTGTCTACCTACGTCGGCGGTTTGGATCCCAAACCTATTTAAGATTCGATCTATTTGTTGGGTTTCGGCCCTAACATCCGAAAATGTAGAAGCTAAATCCTGGGTAAGGTCTATTATTTCTTTAAGATCATCAGGATTGATAGGGTTATCAGCCATATTATTTATTTATTAATAAATACAAAAAAAAACCCCCTTTAAAATTTAGGGGGTTTAGGAAAAGAACTTGAATTAGATTGTGAGGCTTTATTATATTCTTCTTTTTGTGTTTTATGGTACTTGTTAATTCTATCTATATGGAACCTTCTTAACCAAACAGGCATACAATACACCTCAGAATGAATAAAACCTCCATTTCCATGAAACACTAAATCATGAATTTCTTTATAAACTTGTAGTTTATAATTCGGCGTCAGGCCAAAGAAATGTAATCCCAATAGGAATTGTAACGCCCTCCTTAACGTCCCCATTTTCTGAGTTCAAATCAAATTTTAAATCTATATCAGGTTGAACATCTTTAATATAAGCTCTAAGAGCTCTTGAATCTTTTGCTAATAATTGAGAATCCACAAATTCACGAATAACTTTTGTTTCATAATTTCCCTCTACTGAAAGTATCATATGTTTTAGTCGAGTACTCATTTCCGCAGAAGGGTTACCAGCTTTTTTAAGCCCTTTAAGTTCTTGGGTTATTTTACGTTCATCATGCTGGGTTAATAATTTGAAAGTAATTCTTTTTTTAATAGTAGGAAGAATAAATTCAAATTCATTTTTACCTTTTTCTAAAAGATTCTCTTCCTTTAACTCAATATCATTAACCTCCGTGAGATCTACTGTAAAAGTTTCATCATCTAAACTAAAAGTGTAATCTTTACCATATCCTAATACTCGTGCTGCTACTAGGATAGCATTTTTATCACCTATTATTAAATCATCATAATTAATAGGGGTTACTATTAACGATTTAAGTAGTTTATCTATTGCTATCCCTTGTTTAATATAACTTTCGTTTGTAAGGATATCTTCCTCTTTTGCAGTCATATACTTCATTTCAACTACACCTTTTGAAAGAGGATTTTCTGGGGGGTAAATTAAACCTTTAGATGGTAATGTAACCTCTTCGGTTGGGAACATAAATTTGTTTTCCATATTTTTAATAACTTTAAATTGTTCTTATATACATACATAAAAAAGAAGGGTGCTTGCGCACCCTTCAAAAAAATATAAACAATTTTTAGTAGTTCAAAATTGCATAATCCATAGCAATAGTAAGCGAAATTTCCATTGGAGTTGAACTTGACCAATCTCCACTTCCAAATTCAGCATTGGTTACATAAGCACCTTTACAAATCCACTCTTCAACCACATCACCCACAGGTCCTAATGTGTTAAAACGGATTTCTTTTTTGTAGAAATCAGAATAACCATCTCTACCCGTTACTGATTCGTGGTGCAATCTTACCCATTCCATTACAGCTTGAGCACCTGAGGGTGTTACGGGGTCATATAGTGTAACACTGATATTACTCCAATCTGATTTTCCTTTTACTTTACGTTTTATGTTAATATGTTCTAGAACTACTTCTTCAGATGTGTATTTAGGCCTGTCTGCATTTTTAATTAAATAGGTAGGTATTCCATCAATATAGAATATAAATCTGTTCTGTAGTTTAGGCTCGTAAGCTGTGTAGAACATTTCTGCTGAACTAAGTATTGCCATTTTGTGTATTGTTTATTCGTTTGTTATAAATATGTAATTCTTAAACTTTTTATTCAGTTAATGAAGCACCTGTTGGTCTAATTACATAATCCAAGATGATAAATTCAGCGGTTTTAGTTGGTTGCAGAAGGATTTGGCCTACTAATTGGTTTCTATCTACAACATCTGCTGTATTGTTTGTTTCATCCATGATTACTCTAAAGGCAAATAAACCTTGTCTTTGTTGTACGCTTTCTAGGTATGGGTTAACTGCGTTTAAGAATCTGTTTCTAGTTACTGTTGTGTTTTGTTCGAACACTAGGTTACGTGAAGTATCACCGATGAAGTTTTTAAGTGCAATAAGCAATCTTCTAACGTTGATTCTATCAAGTGCTGATGCTTTGGTTTGAAGGGTTTTCTGACCAAACGCTACAACTCCTGTTCTTGGGAATGTTGCGATTGGGTTAACTTTTGCATCATACAAGGTATCGCGTAATCCTTGTGTTAGTTTGATTTCTGCTCTGGTTGCAGGTATTCCACCTCTATTTAAACCAGCTGGTGCAAACCAAGGGGCTGCTACTCTATCGTTAAAGGCATATACACCCTGCATTACAGTTGAGGTTGGGACCCAAACATTCTTACTTAATTCAGTTGATGGGGTTTGAACCCAAGGCCAATATGCACCTGCAAAATTGGTATTTAACTCACTTGCTTCTGTGGTTACTTGTGCTATTGTAGCATTTTTTGCAACTAAATCAGTTACATAAAATGCATCACCTCTGGTTTCACACATTTCAACTAACAAGTTTACAGTAGTTGCATAATCAGCATTGTAGATACCTGGGGCTGTGATTGAATTAAATCTGTATTCATCTTTGTTGCCTAAGATATTAATTGCTGTAGTATAACTAGCTGCTGTTAAACCTTGTGTATTGGCACTTGAAATGTTTTCAAAATATCTACCTGCCTGTCCTGTAGGGATGATATCTCCAACTCCGTTGTAGAACGAACCACTTTGTGGGAATGGTAAACTTGCACTGTATGAAGTACCTGATGTATCTGTTCCTACTGAACTATCATTATTAAGGTATTGAGGTGTTGGTTTTGCAACAGCTGATACATAAACATATCTTGAAATGTTTGGGTTATCACCGTTTACAACTACCATTGATTGACCATTATAATCAGTTATTGTAGTGTATTGATCACCAATTCGTTTTGAGATATAATTGTCACTTTCTGGGTCAAGGTTTACACCTATATATGTTTCAAGAATTATTGTGTTGTTTGTGTTGTCGTCTCCTCTTCTTATTTCTAAGTTGAAGGTACCTGCATTTTCATTAATACCCGAAACTTCCCATCTTAGGTTATCAGTAGAACCAGAAACCAATGATCCATCTGAATATTCGGTTCCAGGGTCAGTTGCTCCTGTTGAGTTGTTGAACTTAGAGCCCTTACCAATTGTTCTAAGAGTAAATACATTGTTATTAACATTGTTATCTACTGCTCCTGTTCCTACACTAAAAGTAAATGGAGGGTTAGATACATAACCATTAGCAGCAGGGTTAGCATAGGGACTAAGTAAATAATAAGAATCAGAACTAGTTAATATCTTGTAATTGCTTAAGAAAGATAAATCACTACCTTCTGAAGATGTCAATGATAATGTTAAACCAGTACCTGAGGCTGAAACTATACTTGATAATTGTGGGGTATTATTGATAATACCTGCTAATGTATTAGCATCAGCTGCGTTGTAGAATAATGTTTTAGTAAATGTCTGATAGTTATTATTTCCAGATTGAGAAACTAAGGTAAATAAAGCAAATGCTTCTACACCCCCACTACCACTAGGGGGGAATATACCTATACCACCATTTCCATCGGGAATAGTAGTAATAGAAGCAGAAGCAGCATTCGCAGGCCAATTTCCAGTATTTATAGAAGAAGAAGCCAACACGTTAGTCGATTGTGCACTATCAAAAGTACCACTCACAACACGTGTTACTAACATACTATTACCACCATTTGCAAAAAACTTTTGAGCGGCAATAGAAGTTAAAAATTCATACTTGTCAGAAC